CTACAAGCAAGTATGCGAAAGAGTGGGGAGAAAGTCAGTCGAGGTATCTGTTTACCGCACACCTGCACCATGAGAAGTCGTTATCATTCGGAGGCCTTACACACTATCAGTTGCAGAGTCCAAGCAAGCCCAGTACATACGATGAACAGTATGGGTACGATACGAGCGAGTCAGGTGTAACAGTGTATGAGTTTGACAAGACGAAGAGACGGGCTATTTATTATTTATAGGGAGGTGATTCAGTGGCAAAGTTAACAGCAAAACAAGAGAAGTACGTTCAAGGCTTAGTCGCTGGATTGTCTCAGCGTAAAGCATATAGAGAAGCTTATCCGTCTTCGAATAAATGGAAAGACGCAACAGTAGACAATAAAGCAAGCGCCTTGCTTCGAGAAGATGAGATTTTGGCTAGGTACAACGAATTAATGGACGAGCACAAGGCTAAGGCCCTATGGACAAGAGAAGAAGCTATATCGGCCTTAAAATGGCTCTTAGATCGTTCGACACAATCCATTAAAGAACAAGACGAGGGATACGTGCGACAAGGTACAGCTAACGCATTGCTAGGAGCTGTTCAAGAACTGAACAAGATGGAAGATTTATATCCCGAATCGAAACATAACATCAAGCAAGAAATTACAAGTTTCGAGATAGTGCTAGGTGATGACGATGACAACGATGAAGATTAATATTAAAAAGCCAACGACTGTATTTAATGATCACATACGAGAAAAACTGTTTGACTACTCGCACTTCACGGAAGTCCATTATGGCGGGGCATCAAGTGGGAAAAGTCATGGTGTTGTGCAAAAAGTGATAATGAAAGCATTGAAAGAATGGAAGTATCCTAGAAAAATATTGTTTTTACGCAAAGTCGGCGCAACGGTTCACGACTCTATTTTTACAGACGTTCAATCTGTACTGTCTGACTTCGACTTACTGGAACACTGCAAAGTAAATAAATCAAATTTCCGCATCGAGCTGCCAAACGGTTCGGTGTTTTTGTTTAAAGGTTTAGATGATCCCGAGAAGATTAAATCAATCAAAGGGATCTCTGATGTGGTTATGGAAGAAGCAAGCGAGTTTAATTTAGATGATTACACTCAACTCACTCTAAGGTTAAGAGAGCGCAGGCATTTAGATAAGCAGATTTACTTGATGTTTAATCCGGTGTCAAAAGCTAACTGGGTGTACCAATCATTCTTTATCAAACAGCCTAAAAATACCGTTATTTATCAAACGAATTATAAGAATAATCGATTTTTAGACGAGACGACGATTGAAAACATCGAAGAGTTAATTAACCGCAACGAAGCTTATTACAAAATTTACGCACTAGGCGAGTTTGCAACATTAGACAAATTAGTATTTCCAAAATACGAAAAACGCCTTCTTGATAAAGACACACTGAGACATCTGCCCGCTTTCTTCGGACTAGACTTCGGATTTGTCAATGATGCGAGTGCGTTTATTCACATCAAAATAGACGAGCCAAACAAAACTATTTACTTTGTTGAGGAATACGTTCGTAAAGGCATGCTCAACGATGAGATTGCAAGCGTGATTAAAACGCTAGGTTATTCAAAGGAATTAATCGTGGCGGATTCAGCAGAACAGAAATCAGTTGCCGAGTTAAGAAAGCACGGCATCGAACGCATCATAGGAGCAAAGAAACCGGCGGGAAGTATTCTGCAGGGCATTCAGTTTATGCAACAGTACAAACTAGTCGTAGACGAACGGTGTGTGAAGCTGATCGAAGAGTTCGAGAACTACACATGGCAGAAAGACAAAAAAACAGGCGAGTACATCAACAAGCCGTCTGATAGTTATAACCACGTGATAGACGCCAGCAGATACGCATTGCAAGGTTACTCGGGTTTCGACGTTTCACCTAAGAGTGATATAAATCAAAGAATTCGAACAGCTAAACGCTTGTTTGGTTAAGGAGATGATTAAATGACAGACACAACACACCATGCCAGTGATACGAATGAAGAGGGCGTGTATATACCTAAGTCGTATCAGTTCGAGCGTGATATGGATCACGGAGAAGAAGAAGGCCGGTATGACTCTTTGGAGTTTCCAGATGGCAGCAATGATCATTATGTGTACGAATCAGCAGAAAAGCTGTTGGAGAACATAGACGATTTAGCTGAGATGATTCGAGACTTCTTCTCAAATCAAAAAGAGCGGATTGAAATCCTGGACGGGTATTCAAAAGGACAGAATTATACCATTCTGAATGGACGCAGACGAGCCGGGGAAGGCAAGGCTGATTACCGGATATCGCATAACTGGGGCGGCTACATATCCAATTTTACAACTGGATTTATTGCCAGCATTCCGGTCGATGTCATGCTGGATGATACCGAACTGTCAGAATCTGAGGTAGAAAACCAATCAGAGATGCTTGAGGGCATCAATGAGTATAACGACATCAATAACTTAAACCAGGAACTCGTTTTTGACACCTCACGATTCGGACGAGCCTTTGAATTGCATTACCGTACAGAATCGACTGAAGGGTATAGAGATGCAATTAAGCTGATTGATGCGGATGAAATGTTTGTGATTAGAGATAAGACAGTCGAACGCAATATCATTGCTGCGGTGCATGTGCCTATTTTCAATGGCGATTTAGAAGTCACACTTTACACGGCAGACAAACGCATCACCTACGCACCGACCAACCCGACGCATCCCGCTTTAACGGGCGCAGAAGAAAAGAAACATTTCTATAACGATGTCCCTGTCGTCGAGTGGGCAAATAACAGATTCAGAGAAGGCGACTGGGAAAACGAGATCGGACTGTTTGACGCCTATGATGCAGCGCAGTCTGATACGGCTAACTATATGAGTGACCTGAACGATGCAGCGCTGGTGTTAAAAGGCGACTTAAAAAACAGCAACCTAACACCCAGAGACGCTTACTTGATGGCTAAGGCTAATGTGTTCTTACTGGAATCTGGCACAACAGTAGACGGGCGACAGACGACAGTGGACGCTGATTATATTTACAAGAAGTATGATGTGCAAGGAACAGAAGCGTATAAGAAACGTATCCTAGATGACATTTATAAGCTGGTGAATGTTCCTAATATCGATGACGATAAATTCGGCAGTCAGTCCGGTATTGCGATTCAGTACAAATTAATCGGCTTACAGCAGCTAAGAGCGACCAAGGTTAATTACTATAAGAAAGCACTGCAACGCCGCTATCAGCTTATTTCAAACGTACACAAAGAACTGAACGACGTGCCGTTTAATCCGTATAAGCTGACCTTCCGCTTTCACGAAAATCTACCTCAAGATATTTGGGAAGAAGTTGAAAAATTCATCAGAGCCGGCGGAGTGATCTCAAACGTGACGCTTACAGAATTATCTTCTTTCACAGAGTACGAGAAAGAGAAAGAACGGATCGCACGAGAAGAACGTGACCGCAGAGAACCGTTTATGACGGATGCAGAGCGGAGTGAGTAAGGATGATACCGAAAATCGTTAATATAAACGGGTCGATTGTCAGTTATGTGGATGAAATCACAGACCGACAGTTTAAGCAGTACATGTATAATTTAGAACGCAAAAATGACGACGCTATTGCTAAACGTGATTTGACTCGTGAGAAACTCATTCGAGATGCATTTGACCGGTCGACACAAACGCTACAGAACAATTTAAACGGGTATTACATGCGTTATGCAGATAAGGAAGGCATTAGTATAGCTGAAGCTAGAAAACGAGCGGATGCGTTCGATATACGAGCCTATGAGGAACGTGCACGTATAGCGGTCAGAGACAGAGATTTCAGCGAAGAAACCAACGAATGGCTGAGGTTATATAACTTGAAAATGCGTGCGAGTCGTGAAGAAGTAATGCTGGCCGAAGCGAACCTTGAAATGGTTAAACTGTATGACGATATTGAAAAGTTAGGGTATAAAGGCATGACCGAAGAAGGCCTTCGAGAAGCTAGACGACAAGCCGGCATACTGAACGGACAACCGATTGTCAAGGAGCAAGTTGAGAAAATAGCCAATGCAACATTTTACGGCAATAACTTCTCTCAAAAGATATGGGGCTACGGTGAGCATTTCGACACACTGCGCAAAGAAGTCTTTAATATCCTGACCGATTTAAACGTCAATCTCGATGGGTACAGACGAAGTTACCAGGAGTTGGCTGATCGGATGGGCGTCGCTGAAAGTCACGCTGAACGGCTCATAAAGACGGAAGAACGGCGTGTTATATCCAGGACAGCAGTCGAGACGTATAAGAAGAATGAGTTTGACGGCTATGTGTACGTTGCAGAAGCGGGAGCGTGTGATGTGTGCGGAGAATTAGGCGATAAGGTGTTTAGGGTTGACGACGCAAGAGAAGGCGTTAACTTGCCAGTTGCACATCCGAACTGTCGTTGTAGCACTTACGGCTATCACATTATGGAACGGTTTAATATGGAGACTGGCGAGTGGGAAGTTGAGAGTCCAGTGTAGAAAGGCGGTGATGGTACAGGTGATTCTACGGAAAACATATCAACCGAAGTAGGAGAGGAAGTGATCGTCATGCAAATGACCTATCTCGTCTTGTATTAACGATAAAATACTTAACCAAGCTACTACTCACTGAGTGGTGGCTATTTTTATTGTCCTAAATACGACACTAAACTATTTCGTCAGACCGTGCTGATACGTAAAGCTGCCATGTGACACAAGAAGGTTACTTGTAAAAACGTAAAAGTAAAGGAGAAATCATTATGAAAGACTTACTAAAAATGAACTTACAAATGTTCGCTGATCCAGAAACTGCAGAAGGTGAACCAACAGAGCCAGTCGACACTCCAGAAGACGAACCGACTGTGAAAGTTGCTGAAATGAAGCGACGACTGGAAAAGGAACAGGAGAAGTTCAAGCAGGAAATCGAAGACATCAAGAATCAGCAAGCGGCAGCCGTTAAGGAAGCATACGAAAAGGCACAAGCTGAAGCGAAGATGTCAGCCGATGAGCTGCAAGAGTACAAGAAGAAAGAAGCTGACCGTAAGTATCAGGAAGAGAAAGAAGCGTACGAGAAACAGATTGCTGAACTCACGAAAGAGAAGAAGCAGCGTGAAATTCGTGACGAGTCCATCAACAAGCTAAACGAATTAAATTTAGCCGTGAATGACGAATCACTCTCTCTGGTCAGTGCGGACAGTTTAGACGACATGGCTGAAAAGGCCGAGAAGTTGGCACGTCTGATCAACAACGAGAAGAACAGACTGGCTTCAACGGATGCGCCTACGGTTGGTGGCGGAAGTAAACAAACTAAATCAAGCAAGAATCCGCTTGATGAAGCGAAAATAACAAACTATTAAAAAGGAGATTATAAATTATGGCACAAACATTCAATCCAGATAAGGTTATGCTATCCGATTCCATTGGGAAAGAGATTGCAAACGACGCATTTACACAGGAGTTTCTAGCGCAACTAGCTAACACCTCTCTAGTGGCTCGACTAGGACGCAGAGAAGAGATGTCAGACCGCATTGAGCGTAAATCAGCAGGTGTGGGCGAACTATCCGACGCTTACTTTGTAGGCGAAGGGGAAAAGATTGGAACAGCTAAAGTAGAAGGCGCTGACTACTTGCTTGAAGCACGTAAGATTGCGGTTATCCTACCTGTTACCGAAGAATTTGAGCACTACACATGGTCTAACTACTTTAACGATGTTGTTCCGTTGATCGTTGATAAATTCAACAAAAAGATTGATGGTGCTGCATTCCTAGGTCTTCACAATGACGTATTTGGTGCAAACGTACTAGGTGCGGCGACTGCGTCAAACAACGTGATCACTGATCCGTTAAGCGCAGATGCTATCTACGACCTGGAAGCACTGACAGCTAACGACCCGAATGCTTTTGTCGGACACCGCACATTAAACCGTGACCTGCGTGGCATTGTCGACGGAGCGGCAGGCAACCAAGAGCGTATCTTCACTCGTCCAACAACGCCAACAGGTGTGGGGGAATTAGATGGCCTTCCATACGCTCAACTGCAGTTAGTGAGTGGGCAAGACTATCCAGAGGGTACACTGATCGCTGGTAACTTCAACTCTCTACGCTATGGTGTACCGCGTGGAACAAACTTACGTCTAATGGTAGCCGATCAAGCGACGCTGTCAACTGTTCAGAACGCTGGTCCAGACTCCGGTGACGTCCACATGTTCGAGCAGGACATGAAGGCTCTACGTGCGGTATTTGAGATCGCTGTTGCGATTCCAGAAAGCCTGCGTAATGACTTTGCCGTTATCCAACCAGGAGTTGTTGAAGCCTAATAGGAGTGATTAGATGGCTAAATATAAATGCTTAGTGGACAAACCACGAGTGAGGGACAAAGAAACCAAAGAACGCTACGAGAAAGGCAAGGAGTACGATGTGACTGTTAAGCGAATGACTGAGATTGAAAAGACGCTTGCCGAGAAGCATCCAGATATTGTCTTTTTTGAGCGAGTAGATAAAAAGGAGGAGTAAGTCGTGGCAGACCTGAATAAAATTAAGCGTCGATTAGGCATTACGGATAATATGCAGGATGACTTACTCACAGACCTAATCGACGACAGCGAACAACTATTTATGATGATTACTGGTGCGTCTAATGTGGAGAATAAATATGCTTTCATGGTAGAAAGCGCCGTGTATCAGTTATACAGCAGAAAAGGGTCAGAAGGCATAGAGTCAGAGACCGTTGACGGATATTCTGTGAAATATGCGATGACGCTGTACAGCGACTTTATGCCGATCCTTGAACGTGATTTTAACTTAGATGATCGGTCTCATCGTAAATCAGGAAGGGTGAGTGCCTGGTGAAAACACCACATACAATAACCCTGATACGTGGAGACGAACCGAGACGGGTGTTCAACCCGGTTACAGGTGAATACGAAACAGTAGGCGAGGAAGTCAAGACAGACGTTCCTTGCCTATTTAATTTCATCTCACAAGAAAAAGAGTTTATGCAGTACGGCACACGAGAAGGAAAGCTGGCCATTGCCCGGTTTAATCAGGAGCAAGAGCCGTTTAACCGAGCCAAGTATAAAGGTGAAACGTTCGTGCCGATTGAATCGATTGATGCCCCAATTAAAGGCGCTGTCCGGTTGAGGAAGGTGGTATCAGACGATGGTTAAATCCTCATTTACATTGAGTGGTGCAGAAGCATTAGTTTCTGTACTCGATAGAGCGCAGAAGCAAGCGCCGGACGCTGTGTCGAAAGTTATCCAGAACACCGCTGAAAAAGGCAAAGATACCGCTAAGAAACGCATTACCGCACACGGAGCAGTCGATACCGAATTCATGCGTGATCATGTGGTAGCTAAACACCCTCGGTCTATGGAGTCAGTTATCCATTCAGAAGCTAGCTACAGCGGCTACGTCAACTACGGGACTCGGTTCATGGGTGCACGTCCATTCTTTTATGAGATGTGGAAAGAGACGCTGCCACTTTTCTATAAAGATATAGAAGATGTTGCAAAGGGGTTGCTAAGATGACGCCTTCAAACGCAATATTTAGACGATTATACATGATCTGCATGGCACATGGTGACACGTATGACTATGTACCGGACGCACATGCTAAATACCCGTTTATCTGGCTTGATAGCGAGCTTCAAGACGAGGGCGGGAGTAAAGACCTTATCGGCACGGTAACGCAGCAGATGCGTATATATGGGCGTCTAACCGACAGGAACAAGATTGACAGTTTAACCACTTTGATTCGTAATGACTTAGTGAATGCGAGAGATGCCTTCGACTATTCTATTCGATTAACGGGATTTGAAATAGACCCAATTAAAGAAAATGACAACGGAACGCCATTGCTGCACTATTCAGTGATGGCAACGTTCCAATACAACAAAAAGGAGAGATAAACATATGGCAGTACAAGTATTATCAGGGCGAGACGTTATTCTGTTTTTCCGTGAGCGAGCACTACACGCAACAGAAGACGCAGCTAAATTAAGATTCCAGACAGAACACTCAATCTCTAAAGAGAAAGAGAACGAATCGACACTAACTAAAGACGGCATCGTCAACTCAATCTCTGACGGCGAAAACACCGCAGACATCACGTCGTTGGCATACAAAGATGATGCCGTGACGTTATCCACATGGGAGACACTCGAAGATTGTTTTGACCGCAACGCATTGATGGAAATGTGGCAGGTGGACATTACAGATGTTACTGCAGACAATCCGGAAGTGAAACCGACTTACTTCCAAGGGTATTTTACGTCATTTGAACAGTCAAATCCGGCAGACGGAAACGTGGAGCTGTCTTACTCTTTCGCTATCAACGGTAAAGGGGTCAAAGGGACTGACACGTTAACACCAGAACAATTAGCTGCTGTCCAGTCCTTGATGTACGAATATGAGACGATTGCCGCTACTGGTGACACGCAAGCGTAAGGAACACTAGGGGGGGAGCGTGATGCTTCCCTTTATTTTTTATTAAAAGGAGACTGTAAAAAAATGGAAATAGAAATCAATGGAAAAAACTATCCGCTGACGTTTGGATTTGACTTTATCGACTACGTAAACAGAGAAAACGGGATGGAAGCAGACGGCATGAAGACGAACATCGGTGGTGCAGCTATGTTAAACGCTGGACTGCAAGGGCGTATGCCTTCATCTTTACGACTACTTATCAAAGGGGCAACAGTCACGTTACCGCAAAAGCCTAGCAATAAAGCGATTGAAGAATACATCGACGAATTAGCAGAGGACGACGAGGCCTACAATGCTGTATTTGACAGTGTGTCAGAAGAATTGGGAAAGCGTCCCGCCATCCGCAGAGAAATGGGGATTACGAAGAAAGCAAAGTAGATTCAAAAGATGACATTGACTATACCATTGACGAAATCAAAGCCATTGCAATCGGACGTTATGGCGTACCGTATGACCAAGTAGGACGTTTGACGATGTACGAGTTCAGGTTGCTATCCATAGCTTATCAAGTGAAGCTGCATGATCAACAATTCGATTCGGCATATCAAGCATGGATGAATCAGCAAGTCCAAGCTACTAAAGGCAGCGGAAAAAACGTTAAGTCAGCTTATAAGACGTTCGATGACTTCTTTAACAACAAGAAACAGTTCGAGCGTATTTTTGTGCCTGAAAAAGACAAAAAGCGTCGCTTGACAATGGCGGAGAAAAACAGACTCCTCAACGGAAGGAGGTAATACATGAGTAATTTTGACTTAGTCGCTACGCTAAGAGCGAACGTAAAAAACTTCACGGACGGTATGAAAGACGCACGAG